AGTAAGGTACACGTTGTCAGCCTTCTCAACAAGTTCCCTTGCCTCTTTTAGCGCGCGTTCAGTCATCATTTATCTCCTAATCCTGCTCCTGCTCAAACTGCGGCAGCATTTCGGCCTTCTCATCCCAGCCGCAATCCGGGCAGTTGATGGCGTGGAATTTCTGCATGGCTTTAACGCTGTTCCAGCGGCGCAGGGATTCTAAGTAGACATTCTCAGCTTTAGTGTCCCTAGCTTTCATAAGGGCATCCCAGGCCAACTTAACGTACTGCGGGACTGCAATGTCCACCGGGCGCATCAAGCGTAGGCGTTCTGCAATTTGGTGTTCTGGCTTGTACACACAGATTGTGATGGTCCGGTCAATACTTCTCTCGTAGCTCAGAGCGAACAATGGCCCAAGCGCGTGCCAAGGGTGCAGCACAGCTTTGAGACCCTCCCACGGTTCCGGGAATTGGAACGGGACGCCGTACTGGGTATAGTACTCGCGGGCTTTCTCAATTTTAAAATCTAAACTAATCATTTCAATCACTCCTTTTCACCCGCAACTTCGCTTGTGCAACTTCTGGCATAGTGTACTGCATACCATTACTATTAATCCTTTCTAATAGTTGTTGTGGAGTAAGTGTAATATCTTCAATCAGTAATTGTTCAATCTGTGCCACTAACCCATCAATACGCTGTTGTTTTGCTAACTCTTCCTGCACAACAAGCATGGCTTCTTCTTCAGCCCGTTCCCGCTCTTCTTGTTCCAACATCATTCTAATTACTGCAAACTGTTCTTTATTTAACTTCTCATCGAATGGATCAGATTCATCAAATGATGGACGTTCATCCTCTTTGAGTTCATTGAATTGTACAGGGTTGTGAAGATACCAGCGTATTTTTTGAAAAGTACACTCACCAATTTTAGGCGGCAATCGGCGAGAGACAGTGTGGCCCTTTTCTCCGCGTTGCATCGCTTCTAACATCTCAGGTGTGATCTGTGAAGGAACGCCAATCGTACCTAACTGTTCCTTTTGAACCAGGGCTGAGGGGATCGGCGGGTTGACACCGGGAATCAAGATCAAGGTTAGAATGCTCAACTCTTGCCATTTGTCCCCTCCCTTTATGTTAAACTTGTTCGGCGCAGGCGCGCCACCGATCCAGCGAGGTTTGATATGAGACGTAGCAATAACAAGGTGTACGCCTTTAGCGTGTAGTTTGCTGGAAATATCTGAGATCATGAAGTTGACGATGGCCTTTGTGCCACCGTAACGATTGTTTTTAATATTGTTATAGTTCAGGCCATAGAGGTCAGCGTACTTTTGGGCATTGTGCGCGGCTTCAGCGTTCATTGCGCTTTCCAGTGGAGAAATGTTATCAAGAATCACAACAGTGCGTGACTTATTCTCAATCGCGTTGAATGCGTTCATAGAAATATTGTAGAGTGCAATAGGATCTCCACCAGATTCTTGCGTCAGGGCGCGATAATCACCAAAATGGAGTTGAGAATCTACCCCTTCGCCTTTATCTTCAAAGTCAAAGAAGGCAATGTTCTGCGGGAGATCTGACTGAGATGCAAGGAATGTTTTACCGAAGCCCCGATAGCCTGAAATGAACATTACTCCGTGCATATCGGGGGGGAGGATAGTTTGGAATTGGTCAGTCATTTTGTGCTCCTTTCTTCACGTTCGTAGTTATTATTAGAAAAAACTTCTTTCAGTTCAGCCAGTTCAGCCGCAAGCTTATTTACAGACGTTGTAATATTTTCAAAACTAGAAGTTAATTGAGTAACAAGAGTCGTTGTTTTTATCATATGGGCTATTAACCAGTGAACATCGATCTTGCCAATACTGATCGATCCTAAAAACCACTTGTCAAACATAGTTTGTTCCCTTTTCCTTTATTAGTTGTGCTCCACATTCTTCTCGCGCCACTGCAACATTGCTTGTGCAACCTCTTGCGGTGTTGTGGGATGCCCGTTTTCTGTAAGATAAGTAGAAAATTCAGCCGGTGATTTTAGCCCAACATTTTCTATCAAGTCTGCAACATGGTCATAGATCGTTATGGAATCATTGGGCGCTACTGCTTGCTTCAGCGGTTCAGGCCAGAATTCTTCCGGCATTAGTTCAGGCTGTAACCACAACACGGGGAGGATGTCTAAATATTCCCGGACGTTTTCAATCGTTTTGGGACCAACACCTTTGATTTTCTGCTTCGTTTTAGATGGAGGCATAGTCAGCCAACACAGAATATCAGATAAGTTGCCAAACTCGTCCCATAAAAGTTCAGCAGTTATAGGTCCGATTCCAGGAAGCGTGACCAATGTATTGCGTCCGTCATTTACAGGAACAAGTGTCTGTAAAAACTCGTGTACGACCTGTACGGGGGATTCGGTTTGAAACACCTGCTTTGTAGGAGCAGACTCGTACTGGTTCAAATGGCGCAGTTTCATCCGACACCACTCTGGAATGAGAGTGTAGCGGGAAAGAGATTCATATACGCCGCCGCGGTCGTGCCACTTACTGATCGCTGCTTGTACCGACCAAAACCTTTGTCCGGTCTCACGACTGTCAATGATCGCTTGGTCTTGGGAATCACAAGTCAGCACACCGATGAATAATAGAACGCATTGTGATTGACATGCGCCTAATTTTTGCATCCGCGCCAGAGACGTGTTCAGCCGTTCGCCCATAGAAGATACCAGATCAAGGCCGTGTTTGCGTTGAACCAAGAGCGCGCCAGCTTCGATGTGTTTGCGCAGCAAGGGTTCAGTGGTTAAGGGGATTTCCAGAGGAGATACCATAAAATCTGCGCCCGACCATTCTTCTAAATAGTCGGACATGACAGCACCAGGGATTTCGGGCATTGTAGATTGAGGTCGAATTTCGGAGGAGTCAATGAAGATCGTCATGAGTCATACCTATACCTATAAATGATTTTATCTGTGATAACTTCAAGATGCATTCTATTGCCATAGTAGTGTCTGATAATGTTCACCATTTCTGGTGGGAGTATCCGCGCACCACACTCACATTCCATCCCAGAAAAGCAATCAACATCGTTAATAGATGCCCAACGTTCGCTCCACTCATGTTGAGTTTTAGTGTGTTCAATTTTATCGGTCATTACCACTCCTCGGTAAAATCTAGATCGCGGTCAGTTTCAGGTTTCCCATCAGACATAATATTACGTGTTCCTCTACACTCAGGAAAAGTTGAGCATCCCCAAAATGGTTCCCAACTCTGATCGGGTTTGGGTCTGCGCAGGGACATTCTCGCACCGCATTCAGGACAATAAGGAACAGGTTTAGTTTGGATTATCATAATAATTCCATGAGGGGGATTTGCACCCCCCTCGATAAATAGGGTGTTACCTCACTTACACCACGGCTTCAACGAATGAAACATCAACGCCATAGGACTCGGCGATCTGTTCATCCGTCTTGCCTGCTTCACGTTCATCGTGCACGGTACTGGTCCAAACTTCTTCAGTCCAGTCCAGTGGAACAGTGGCGGAGGCGGTTGAAGTTGATCCCGCACCAGAGTAACGGGCTTGATACGCGGCTTCACATTCTTCTTTGCTGCCAAAAATCTTGTGGAATTCAATGGTGTTGTATTCTGGCTTTTTCACCTGCGGCACGTCATGAACTTCTACATATTTTCCATTCAAACTTTGTAAAGTAGAGGCATAGTTGGCAGCAGACAGAGCCTTTTCGCCCAACAGATTCACCAGAGATGGACGTACGATCTTGTTCCAGTCTGTATTGCCACCCTTCAATACTACTATACGCTCATACGTGAACTCTAATTGCGGATTGAGTTCTTGGATATCCACCGCGAAAGTCAATTCCATTGAACGATCCCCTCGCGGGAGTTTCTGATATTGTGCGAACGTAACGTCAGTAGGCACACTTTCTTGCCAGTGAACAAAACGAACTTTCTTGACAGTGAGTTTGCCATAGTTCGCACGTTCAGAAAACGCGTCAGCGGCTGTAGCTTCCTCGGCCACCATATTCCAAAAATCTTGGTTATTAACAAATTCATCAGACATGTCTTGAAACTCCTTATAGAAATAGAATAGATTTAGGGGAAATATTTACCTTTTTCTCGTCAATAATTGCTCCTTCACTACACAAAGTTTGCCAACATTTACCAACGGGTTTTTATTATACACTATAAATCATTATTTAGCAAGAATGTTTCACAAATTGAGGTTGCATTTAGGGTTGACCTTTTTCTCAGAACCTTTTTCCAAATATTTAGCACCCTTTTTCTCCAGCTTTTTAGTGACCTTTTTCCCCAGAGATATTGAGAGGATTTTTGTAGGACATTCCGCCACCTTTTTCCTGACCTTTTTACAGGAGAATTTTTGACCTTTTTCTTTTGGATACTTTCTGGGAAAAGTTTGGGCAAAATTCTGGCAATATTTTTTGTAAGATTTCCGTGAAAATTGCAAGGGGTTTTCCACAGGATATTTGTCACTATATTTTTAGGACTTCTTGGAATGCCACGAGGGGTATTTTTTGTGGAATTTTCTATAGAAAAAAGGTGGCTTGGAATCCCTGGAAATTGTGAAGCAAAAAGTGCGAGGGGTGTTAGGGGGTATTTTTGCAGGATCGTTGAGGGGTCTTGGAATCTTGGAATGCGAAGGGTGTTGTGGACTTTTGGAATCCCTGGACTTTTGGACTTTTCGGAATTTGGAAAGGGGAGTTTTTGGAAATTTCGCATAGGGGTCTTGGAAGTTATGGAATCCCCGGAATTTTCAAAAGTCTTGGAATCCCTGAAGTTTGATACAACGTCAAACAGCTTGCTTGGGTCAACGGGTGCGCGGGTGCATATCATTTATATATTGACCACTAGATATACTGGCCTGTCCTTGCGAAAGTGCGAGTAGACCTTATAAACTGTACCACCTATCCGCGCCCGTTTGTTAGCGTGATCCTCAGAGCCACACAGGGACGCGCTCAAACCTTGATCCTGGCATGATTGAAGCAAAACCGCCAGAGAATGATAGCAGACAGCCTGCAGTGAACCGGGGCAGCGGGTGAAGCCATGCCCGCAATCAAGCTGACATTCCGCGGTTATGCGCTGACCATCGCGCCGGATGATGACATTGTAAAGTTTAGCGTTTGATCCTGAGACATACGCCTCTTTGATCCGGTTTGAAGGATCGCGTTTGAGCGTGCGTACATCGCCTAATTTGACGCGGAGTCTGGCCTTGGTAAATCGGGTTATTTTTTTAGGCATTATTGCTCCTTGTTACCATCCTTTAAACATGCGTGATAGTTGATACATCCAAGTTGCAAACGGTTCCCTTGCTACATCCTCCCACGGGCAATCTATACCGCAAACGATCAGATTGTAGCCGTAGAATACAAGGAACCATACTAAACCAACCGCAAACAGTAACAGGATCGCAACGATGATAAATTCGATGTGATCCCGTTCGCGCTCTTTGTTGTACTTCAGTTCGTCCTTATTCATGCCGACTCCTTTAACTTGTCTAATGCATCATTAGCAGCGGTTTGAATATGACCCCAGCCGGTATCTTTTGGATACGCGTTGCTGGTGCGTACAATATCGCCTGTAGCCTGGTCTACAATGACCCAATAGCGGTATTCTGGGGTCTCGCCTGTTTCGATGCGGTAGATCATATAATTTATGCCTCAGTGAAAACCAGGGGAGCGTCTTTGCCCTTGGCAATACAGATTGATTTATTAGGGTACATTTCCTGGTATAGTGCGCTGGTTCGGCCTCCAAGTGCCTCCGAGTTCACAATAGCAGTTTTCACAAACTCGTCTGCAGGCGCAGGCATACCGCGCCCAATATTCTCTTTGCTAATATAGATCGTAACCCATTTTGTTTTCATTTTAGTTTCCTTTATTATACGTATTATACGTAGATCGCCTCAATTTGATTGACCACGCGGTTAATGTCGATGTCATCGGGTAAGTGGTCAAAGTCAAGGCCGCGGTCAAACCAATAGACCTCTTCATTTTCTACACGTAGGGACAGCTTGCTAATGCGTCCCTGATTGATCCCGAAACGGGATGGTTCGGGGTAAACTTTGGCCTGGTAATCAATATACAGCCAGTTGATTTTAATTTGTCCGTGTTTCCACATAATAGACTCCTTTACATACCCTTTAACCAGTCCGGTAAAAAGGATGCAGTATAAAACTTTGTGCCGTTGTAACCTACATAATAGGTTTTATCAGGCATTTTGACATAGCACACGAGAGCGTTAGACTGCTTGATTTGATCGACCTTATCCTGTCCGAATAAAGCAATCATCCGCGGTTCGGTTGGCTCTAAATGTGAGTATGTGATTTGTACATCGATTGTTAACGTTGCAAGTGGCTTACTCATGATTCAGTCCTTTTGTCATCCTCTAGGGGGGCGCAGTGGTCAACCCCCCTATTTTGAGGAGGAGTAAAGTAGTTATAAAGTTGGGGGGATATAGTCTGGATGTACCAAGACCATCTTTACCGATAGTTCGATAAATTGATCGTACTTACCGTCTGCAATATGACAAAGCAGACTATCAAGCGCATTAGGCCAGCCTATCATTTTACCGACCGCATTAATCAAAGCATGCGTAGCATCGCGCAGTAAAGACTCGGCTACTAGAGCAGGACAATAATCCCGTTCCATATCAGCCGGTTTGATTCCAGCTTCGCGGGTGCGCTTGTGTGATTCGTCAAGGTAGACTTGAAAGTCGGAGTCGCTCAAGTGGTAGGTCTCTTTTGGATCGAGACACACATGCGGGTGATCCTTGCTGCGGTGGTGCGGTTTGGTCATGAATTGAAGTTCAGCTAAAATCTCACGCTGAATCTTGTCTACTGCTTCGCGGGTAATTTCAGCGAAGGTATACGCCAGTAAGTAAGCATTGGTAGCAGCTTTAACGTCCTCTGGCAGTTGTGCGGGTAAGTCTGTTGCTAGTTGTAGTTGTGTTGACATCGTTTTTACTCCTCGTTTGCCTAGTCTCATCAGGGGCAAGTCGGCAGTTTGCCCGATAGGGATCGATAAGACCCCTATTTCGACAGTAGCTCTAGGTAGAGCTATAATATTGCTTCACTTGTTTTTCAAGCCGTCCGGGGATTTCCCAGTTTAGAAATTGCAACTCATTGATGTCAGAAATAGTTAAATCTTCAGCGCACCGGAAAAAGCGCGAGCCTGCTTGATAGTGTTCTGGGTTTGGCTCACGTCCGGCTGTCCCTAATGATCCGTCAGAAAAAACTATTACGTAAATCATCTCATCTATCCTTTCGCCTGTAGGCATTTAGTTTATCATCCTAAGAATAACCCCGTGCTCTAATTTTATTGAGGGGTGCATCATGACCAGTTCAGAAGTCGACTCTATAGCTGTAAGGTAAATGTCGACTCCATCGTAAAGGCCATCATATTTACTGCAAGACAGTTTTCCTGTCATATAACTAGTGTATTTATCCTTGAGGACAAATGATATTGATCCATCATCATTTACATTTACATATGTTATCTGTGGCTTGTTCACACAAAAATGACGTAAATGATTAACCGCTTCGTTTGTGCGCCTGTTTTTATATTCTTTGGTAGTGTATCCGCTGTACATTGTCAACTCCTTTTATTTACTGTTGCACTGTTTGCACGGTACAAGGGATTGATTCCAGATACCATGTTCGCAAAAGCCGTCAGCTTTCAAAAACAGTTTGCGTTGCTCTTCAGCTTTGACCAGATCATTCGACATCTGGCGCAGGTAGTGCGCATTGGTGCGGGCTTGGGTGTTGTCTCGTGCTGCAATTTGTGCTAGTGACATCGTTTACTCCTCATTATCAAACGTTTTATACTATTAGTATACCAATAAATCATGATTTGTCAAGTACCAATTTTGTTAGGTTTGAGGCAAAATGTGCCTATAAATGGGGATTTACCAATAATTTGACCAGTAGTTTATACTGTGCTATTATGGGTTGAAGTACACTTCTACTTTTTTTAACATGACTACAATCTGTTTTGTAGTGTGATTCAATTGACTACTAATCATTTGTTCTAATATAATTATGACTGACGATCCCAACAAACCACGCTTCGAGGTCCCGAAATTCGTTGACCTACTCCATGATCCTGACTATCAGCCTGGACGTAAAACTAAATGTACCCCCGAATTAACAGAACTGATTGCCCGAATCATCGCCGAAGGTGCATTATCTACAAAAGACGCTTGCGCTCTGATCGGCCTCCCTGAAGCTACTTTTTACAGTTGGCAAAAGCGCGGAATTGCAGAGGTTAAACGCCTTAACGATGCCTATGGCGATACATGGGATGAAACAGACGTGCTACAAGACGAACTGCCCTTTTTTAGATTCGCATACGCAGTCAAAAGAGCAGTTCCTTATCGAAAGTTGGAACTGCTGCAACGAATTAAAAAGGCCGGGGAGGACTCTAGAAATTGGACCGCTAACGCATGGCTGCTTGAAAGAATCCATACAAATGAATTCGGCAGACATACTAGAGTCGAAATGGTCGATTGGCGCGCAGATGTAGTTAAATTAATCATCGAACGCAAAATTGAATTTGAGGAATTACAAAACGAACTAGGTTATGACGAATCTGAGAAACTATTTATCCGAGCAGGCGTACCAGTCCCTGCTAGCAGAAAAAGCGACTCGTAAATTTGTTAGTAAGCGCGTCAGCCTGAATCTAAACTCAAGCTATTTTAGATTCCAAAACAAATATCGCGATGACTGGCTAGCAGGAATAAATGATATTTTCGATTTCGGTACTGACGGCGGATTGACCTCGTACCAGGCACAGATCGCAGGCGATTTTAATGTAGTTGACCGCCAAACTGTGAGAGGGCCTAGAACACTCGGTAAAACAGGACTAGCCGCTATTTTGATAAATCTGTTCGGGCTGCTTTATGATGGGGAAGATTGGAAAGCACCCACGACCGCGAGCCACTGGCGACAATTAGAAAAATTCCTCTGGCCCGAAGTTCACAAGTGGGCTAAAAAGATCAAGTGGGATAAGGTCGGACGTGATCCATACGATCCCAGATTAGAATTACAAGGACGGACGCTTAAACTGCACACGGGGCAAGCGTTCGCAATGGCAAGCGATAACAGTGAAACTATGGAGGGAGCGCACGCAGATTATATTTTCATTGTGTTTGATGAAAGCAAACTGATATCCGCAGAAACATTTGACCGTATGGAGGGGACAATCGCGGGAGGGGGCATTATGACCAAATGGTTATCAACCAGTACGCCCGGCGCGCCAATGGGTAGATTTTATGAATTACACAAACGGCGCGATGTGTTTGATAATTGGCGCGCTGTGCATGTAACCAGGGAGGACGCAAT